TCGCCTGCCATTTTCCTGTTTTTTGGCGTGTCAGGAACGCCGAGATTTTCCCTGACACGCTTCCCCTGATATATGAACCATATGCGTAACGATTCGCCATGAACCTCTACGCCTGTTGGGTATGCTGCCATAATCATTCCTCGTTTGATGTGCCAAAGGACATTTAAGCAGATATTCTCCGGCGTTTCGCTGGGCTTTGGTGCTCGATCCAGTGGTTTATCTCATCGCGGTTATACATGATTGGGCTGTTTTGCTTAGGTGCCATATCAGGGGCAACATGGCGATAATGCTTTCCCTCCATCCAGGTAGACCGGCGGGCATGCTGAATCATGTGCTTTGACATGCCGGTTGTCGCAGTTAAAAGTTCCTCTGTGACCCATTTATTCGGTACCAACTGAATAATGTCGCTCATGGTTTTCTCCAGGCAAAAAGAAGCCGCCCGTAGGCGGCAATAACATCAAGGGATGTGAGGCAGTGCTTTCGCACCCAATAGCCAGCTCATAACTGGCTATCAGTTGCGTCAGTCGTCTTCATCTTCGTCCCAGTCCTCGTCGTAATATGGCGAGGCGAGAAGGGGGTTAGTTGCTGAGAGAATCTCTCCGGCGGCGCCCTGCCGCTGAAGTCGACGAAGTGCTTCGTAAAGCTCAAATGCCTCGGTTCGCTCGTCACCTATATCGAGGGAGCACGCCACTTTGTGCGCCTCGGTGACCAGGGTTGATAGCTGGTTTCGGATGTCCTGAATGGTGCTCATAGTTCTCCTTACGCCGCACGCTGGGCGCGCAGCTTCTTCAGGTGTTCTGCTGTTTCGATTTCTTCGGCGATCCGCTCGGCCTGTGCTTTGGTCAGTGGCTCGAATTCGTGTTGAAAGCGGCCCATGCTGGCGATGCAGGTGCGACCGTTGCGGATGTAGTGGATGACTTCGTGGGTAGAGCGGAGGATTTTGCAGGGCGCGCCGTGGCAATCAGAGTAATACTCCCCAGGCATCAGGAAGCTAAAAAGTCGACTCTTCATGTTTCTCATCTCTTTTAGCGCGGGCTAATTGATGAGCGGCCGACGCCTCTTCCTCGGTGTCGAAACGTCCAAGAGAGGTTCTTTTCCCATCGATTGAAATGTGCGCCTCCCAACGACCATGCTTGGTAAGGCTAACCCCTTTGCAATTTGATGTGCAGCCACTCCTTTTCCTCTGATTCTTGGTCTGATCAGACTGAGTGGCCCATCGACAGTTCCCGGGGAAATACCCAAGATTATTGTCAATCCTATCAATGGTCATTCCGCGTGGCCTTTCACCCATATCAGCAAAGAACTCGCTGAATTCATGCCAGCGGTCACAAACGGTAATCCCACGACCTCCGTAATTTTTGTAATTTACATTGCTGGGGTTTTCGCACCGAGACAGCATTGCGCACCACGTTCCATAAGTTTCAGAACCATGCTGGCCATGCTTAGTCCTGAGCCTGACGGAAACCTCCCGGCTCAGGCAGCCGCAAGATTTAGTAAGGCCAGATTTAACCCTACTGATAACTGCGACGGTCTCATTTCCGCATTCGCAGATGAACCTGCCTTTCCTGTTCTTGCCGCTCTCCCTTGGAAGGCGCTCGATCATTGTTAGGCGCCAACGCTTTTCCCCTTCCGAAAAATTCTCAATCATGTGAATTAACCCTCTGTATTATCCTGAACATTGGTTGACTCCCTGCACCATGAGGAAGACAATCATTGCGGCACGAAGTGGGTTATCGTTAAAGCTATATGCATCGTTGGGATGAAAAGCCTCCGCCCCCCAACCGCCTCTTTTGTCCGCTTCGCTCATTGCGTAAATGCTGATTTTATTTGCGGTGATAATCGGCCACGCATCCGCCGGGTTATTGCATGGATCGAAGAAGAATTTGTTACCTGATTTATTCTTTGGTTTATCAAACTCGTACCGTCGATCATCGCTCATGAAGATATCGGGAACGACTTCTTTGCAGCCTAATGCGAATGCCACAAGCTTATTAATATCTTTGTCAGTCAACTTGCTGTAATCCATCACATCCCCCTCTGCTTGCGCATTAGTTCAAACTCTTCAAGAACCCTTTTATTTGCTTTCTGGTAGGCCTCGGAAGCCGATTCTTCTGTATCGTAATCACCAAGATAAATGTCTTTATAATTGACAGTTATCCTTGCGGACCACCTACCTGATGGACGTTGAGTTACACCAACAAACCGAGATTTGCTTCCCTTCAATTTCCTTCTGTTCAACTGCTGTTCAGATGGTGTGGCCCAACGACAATTTTCCGGTGAATACCCTTTGTCATTATCGATGCGATCCAGAGTAAGGCCATCAGGACGAGCGCCCATATCAGCGTAAAACGAGCTGAAGTCATGCCATTGATGACAGACAGTTATTCCTCTCCCGCCATAATCCTTGTATCTCTTATCTTTAGGGTTTTCGCATCTATGTAACATCAACCCCCAAATCCTATATTCTGAAGAACTCGACATTCCGTGAGTCCTTTTTGCTTCAATCTTTAAGCAGCCACATGATTTTGTGTGACCACTTTTAACGAAAGAAAGGCGAATAATTTTAGTGCTACCGCAAGCACAGGAAAATTTACCCTTATAAACCCCTTTTTCATCTTTGGGGAAAGACTCAATTAGCGTGAGCATGCCCACCTTTTCCCCAACATCAAATTTCACGCGCATATCATTTCCCCACCTGTTTCAACCGTAGTTCGTTATCACTGGCGCAACTAACGCAGTTCTGGCAGCCTGGAACGGCAGCGCGCCGTGGCTCGGGAATTGGTTCGTCGCATTCTTCACAGCGTTCAGCTGATACGGCGTTGCGGTCGATGCGGTGAGCGGAAAGGGCAGCGTTACGCTGAAGCTCTTCAATCTCTGCTGCGGTATCGATGATATCGGCCATGGTCAATGCTCCCGGAACTGTCGGTTAATTTGGTTGAAGGTGAACAGCAGCAATAAAAAAGGAGCCTTAAGCTCCCTGGTGATTAGTGCTTTCATGCTGCACCGCCTTCATTCTTCTCAGCTTCGA